TGGGTTAGCAAGGAATGTTCCTATTTTGGAAAGTTATAAGGATTTTATGCGGTTTTGTATGGATGTACCTACTTCTAGATTGTACTTGATTGATTTTCCTAGGTCGTTGAATAAATCTGGGTGTGGGTCTATGTGGTCTGCGGTGGAGAGTATTAAGAATGGTTTTGCCTGGGATGATAGGTATAGTTACCGGGAAAAGTATTTTGATTGTCCCAATATTTGGGTCTTTAGCAATCAATGCCCGGATATGAGTATGTTGAGTGAGGACAGGTGGAAACTCTGGGAGGTTAGAAATAAGGTGTTAGTTCCTTATGGTGAGGCAGACGAGAGCGAGTGCGGGTAATTGTTAAATAATAGGCGTCTACGACTGTAGTACTATATTATTTAACTTACTGGAACAATTGGAACAAGGTTTTTAATAGGTTTTTTATAATGTTTAATTATGGTAAACTTACTGCCATGAGGCAACTATAATATCCCCCCACAAACTCCCCCTAGAGGGGAGCTCCCTGGTTCATTTTTATTTTAATAGTTTTTATAATGATTTTAATAGGAGTCGTAATGCTATGATTTGATAGTTCTACGATTTATATTATATTTGAGTTGGGTGCCTGTGTGTCTTGGGTGCCGCTGATTTTAGATGTCGTCATATTTTAGAGTTGATGATAAATAAATTTGTGCTCGGACTTGATTGTTTGGTAAAGATTGTCCTGAACCGTCTATGATAAATGCTCCTACAGATACCCAGTCGTTGAGTGGGGTATTGCTAGTATCTCTAAATTTTAATAGTTTGCTGATGGGTACATTACAAGCAAAGCGCCTAAATGCTGGTGCGTTACTCTGTTGTCCGTTAAGGAATGATGATGCTGTCTCGGTAATTGCTAGTGGTCTCATTTTGAATACTAGTCGTTTTTTGATAGTGTATTGGTTGCGATTGAATGGGTATAAGGTTGTTTCTACATCGCCTGTAATAGGTCCGTTAGTATTTCCTGGATGTTGTTTTAGGTATTCTGTTTCTACATTGACACCGTTATAGTTTTTCTGTTTATAGAATAGGACATGTACTTCAAAAGGTAATGTGCTGGTATTAGTTGTGGAATCATATGGGAGTGAGCGTACGTATCCACGGAAGCGTAATGATGCGTTACTTACTGAATTGCCGATGCGTGTTTCTTGGTTGGTCCCTTGTGCGAGTGCTAGGTCTAATAGTACGTTATTTACTGAAAATCCTAGGTTTGCTAGTCCGTTGTCTAGTCCAGTTCCGTTAATTGGTGTTGGTTTTGCGATATCTATTGATTTCTGTTTTGTCTCCGCTTTGCTATGGAGAATCTTTGTGATTTTTGTCTCAAGTGAAACACGAGGTTTCTTATAACGAGGATAACTGCGGCGAGTAGTGCTGCTTTTAGGTTTCTTACTGGTGAAAGTTCGTCTAGTAGTTCGGGTATATCTTCCATATGCCATCTTTTAAGTGTTTTTAAATAAACGATAATTTTAAATGATTTAAGGGGTTGCTATATTATATATTATATATATGGCGAAGGCAGCGATTTGTGTATGGGATTTTACTATTCCAGAGGATAGAGTTGATGTAGAAGATTTAAGAGGATTACTTGAGGAGCATTGTAAGAAGTTTTGTTTTCAATTAGAAGAAGGTGAGTCTGGTTATAGACATTATCAGGGGCGAGTTAGTCTAAAGGTTAAGAATAGGTATGGACCTAAATTGAATTGTGGAGAGCATTGGTCTGTTACTTCTAATGAGAATAGAGATAACGATTTTTATGTGATTAAGATGGATACTAGAATTGGTGGTCCATGGTCTAATAAGGATAATTATATTCCTAAACAGTCTAGAGATATTACTTTATTTCCTTGGCAGGTTACTATTGCTGAAGATACTAAATTTAATACTAGGACTATTAATGTTATCGTGTGTGAGAAAGGTTGTATTGGTAAGACTACCCTAGCAACTTATCTTGGTTGTCGTGGGTTAGCAAGGAATGTTCCTATTTTGGAAAGTTATAAGGATTTTATGCGGTTTTGTATGGATGTACCTACTTCTAGATTGTACTTGATTGATTTTCC